AAAACCCAGTAAAATCAAGGATTTTCGGTCTTGATGAGGCGAAAAACGACGAATTTACCACAGATTTACCACAGTTGACTCAAGATACCTCTGAAAAGAAGACACTGCCAGCGATGGCGGTGTTTTTTTTATGCGCCGTATTTTGAATAAAGCTCCGATAGAGCGAGGCTTTCTTCAGAATATGGGTTAAGTAGTTTACATGCCCTCTTCCTTTTTGCCGCCTCAAATTCTAATCTAAGTTAGAAGTTTAATTTAGGTTAGAAAATTGAGGTGGCTTTTGTGGTTTTTTGGCTCGCGGGCCGCCATGAGAGGCGGTGAGATTCAGTTGATTTGAGATAGAGTGGAATAGGAGGAAGATAGATGGGTACAGTGCTACGCCCTGAATTGTCGAGTAGAAACATTTACTACATCTCCAGACATCGTCACTACGAGCTGAAACACTTTTGTTTGCAATATCCGGAATGGAAGCAGGCATACCGCGATCTGGATGGATTACCAGCACGATCGTTGAGTACCACGGATCAGACCAAAGGAAGCGGACATTCCGATCCAACCGCGATATATGCCGAAGCACGAATTTATTATAAAGACCGAATGCGGATGGTGGAAGAAAGCGCGGCGAAGGCTGCTGGTGATATGGGGGAACTGATGCTGCGCGCTGTGACGGAAGGCATGTCTTACGAACATATTTCTCCGCCATGCTGTAAAGAGGTCTGGTATGCCGCGTACAGACGATTCTTCTGGCTTCTGGATAAGGCGCGAAAATAACATCTCCTTCTATGGAAGGAGGAATTGAAAATGTCATTTAACTTTTCTGATGGATTCCTGTTTGCTGTTGGCTGGTTTGTGGCCAAAGTCGCAATACACTTTGCGGTGAGCTTTATTAGCGAGCTACTGTATCGGTTGTGGCCTTGGTACAAAACATTTATGGACGAGCAGGATCGGAAGAAACATCCGTGGCGGTATTCAAACTACAACAACTGAAAAGGACGGAGCCCGATTACAAGGGCTCTTTCCTTTTCTCAGGTAAATACAGTACGCAGGTGACGATCATCTGTGCTATATTTTTAAGGAGGAATTACGCAATGGAACTGTGGATGTGCTTTCTTATCGGACTGCTGATTGGGACCGCAGGCGGCTATGGCGTGTCGGTAGTGCTCAGAGCCAAAACATTTGCGGGGACGCTTCGTGAGGATCATTCCGATCCGACCGAGGCGCCTTATTTGTTTTTGGAGCTGGAGCCGGGCGGCATGGAGACAATCCATAAGAACAAGACTGTGACGTTCAGTGTGAAGATTGAAAATTATATTCCGCGAAGATAACAACGCCTATAATGGAGAATCTATCACTTACTGAAAGGAGAAATGAAGATGAACCTGACGATTCAAAGGAAACTGGACGAGGAGTATACCAAGACTCTCGAAGAGGTATCCCTGGCGAGAACCGGATCTGAAGAGGCGAAATGGGCGCTGCAAAAGCTGACCGAGCTTCACAAGCAGATGATGGAAGAGACACAGGCTTCTGACAAGGGCTATATTGAGTTGCAGAAACTCCACTTGGAGGAACGCGAAACTCAACTTAAAGAGCAACAGGCAAAGGAAGGCCGTGTGTGGAACATCGTGAAGATTGTGATTGACGGCGTGGCGATTGTGCTGCCTGTTTGGGCATCGTGGGTCTGGATGGGCCGGGGGCTCCAATTCGAGAAGACTGGAACCTTTACGTCCAGAACCGGAAATTGGTTGGGAGGCCATCTCCGGATGTTCAAGAAGTAACGAATGGAACGATTGAAAAGAACGGGTCCGTGTTGAACACACGGGCTCTTTCTTTTTGCCCGCGATCATTACAGTCCCCTTTAAGGAAACAAAACTATGAAAGGAAGGATTTGACAATGACGAAGCGAGTATATCTGTACGCATTCAACGATGTACTGGAGATCGTGGACACGAAATTCCTGGAGGACGATGCAATTTCTGTGCTGAACATACGAAGGCTGGCAAACTGGATGAGGGACACTTATCCCGAACCCGTAGTGATCTATGCCGTAGATAATCGCAGAGGGCTGCATCAGGAATATCTGGAATCGGTGAAAACGAAGGACTTCACGAAGCATGTGGAATTCGCGGATATTATCAATTGAGAAGGAATCCTGATTCAATGATGGCAACTAAAAAAGGCGGGGCCAATACAAGGCCTCTTCCTTTTTGCATGGAGGACATGATGCGCTATCACTTTGAAAAGCCGGAGCTATATGCCAATCAGTATGGAAAAGTTTATATTTGCGATCACCCTGTCTATAGCCGCTGCACGCTGTACGTGATCGGCGAAAAAGGACTTGCGGTGATTCAGCAGCGGTTTGACACGTCATCCAAGAAGACTTACTGGAGCGAAATTGATCCGTGGCTGACAGACGCTATTTATCTGAACGGTGAATTCAAAAGATTCTTCGATGAGCGGAGTGGACCGTGTGAAAACGGGATCTACCCCACTGTGACGGTTCGGCAGATCATGTGGGCTTTGAAGATGAAACCCATTCCAAAGCAGCGATGGGAAACGGTGTTCGATCGAAGGGATATTTGAGTCCGCGAATTTTACAAGGCGCATTATGAAGAAGCGGACACTAAACGATATGAAAAGGAGAATAGCAATGGATAAGATTTTAGACGCCATGGACAAAGCTCTGACGAAGGCTCAGAAGGAATTCCACGTATTCGTGGTTGACCGGAAGATCAGGAAGTTTGAGAAAAAAGTGGAGAAGAAGATTACCTATGTTAGCGACTGGATTGAAGCGAAGCTGTCCTAAACTGATAGAAAGATTGAGCTGATGCAAAGGCTCAGTCTTTTTCTTTTTGTCATTTGAGTTCGATAAGAAAAAGGAGGAAACACCATGAAAGGGTTTGTGGGTACTGTTCTGAGCGGCGCGATTGGGCTGGCGGCGCTGTATGTGGTTGGAAAGATTGCTTTCCAGGCTGGACATGACATTGCAGAGGCCGAGTGCAAATACGAACAGCTTCAGCGCGGAATCAACGCCAAAACTGTTAAGACTGCTAAGCCGGAAACGCCGGATGAGGAAGAAGAAGCCGACATTCCCGAAGAGACGACGGATATAGCCATTCCCGAGAAAAAGCAGAGCAAACTTGGAATCCTGTTTGGCCTGCGAAAGATGCTCTCTAAAAAGGGCGGCTCCGTGGTCGGTGATCTGATTCAGAATCCGGAAAACCATGTGATCGAAGCCTGCGTAAAGGGACGCGAGATCCATGTGAATGTAAAACCTCGAACCGCATGATTTACGTTGGCTCGAATGGAATCACACAAGGGTTTTGAAGTGACTATGAAGCAAAGAGACTTCGCTTTTATATTTATGGGAGGAGAATTCATGTCAACGTCAAGCCAAGAAAAGCTTAAATGTCCCATCAAGATCAATTTCGACCCACTAAATGGTCCAGTCGACACTGAAGAGGGGGTTGCGGTGAAATGGGAAGCAATCAAACAGTGGTACCGAGATCATCCGGAAGCAGAAGCACCATGGGACGAATGGAAGGAGAAAATCGAGCCGCAGATCATGCTTCCAATCTGTCCGAAGAAAACAAAAGAAAAGTTGTCAGTTACTGGGCCCAAGTAAGTTTTCTGAAGCAGACCGGAATGTCGGGTCACAAAGCCCGGCGCATTGCTTATCAGAGAGTATTTGGAAAGGGTGATGCAACATGATTTTCTTAGTGTGTTTGATCTTTGGAGGGCTGTTCTCGACCTGGTGGCTGGAGGGATCGCCCTGGGAGGAAGAACTGGAGATTCGGCGGCTCATCAAACAGAGCCGCGAGAATGAACGACAGAGGGCGCGGCATCGCAAAACAGCTTATACGCAATGCGACTGGCGTCCGCCAATGACAAGGAGGAGATTCAAACCAACAGCATTAAGATTTCACAGAAACATGGTGTAAACCCGACCATCCCGATTTGTTTCTGGTGCGGAAAGGAAAAGAACGAAATCGCGCTGCTCGGAAAGCTGCCGGGAGACGCGGAAGCGCCGAGATCGACCTGGCTGATGGGCGATTACGAGCCCTGCGACGCATGTAAGAAATTACGGGAGCAGGGCATCGATCTGGTGGAAGCAACGGATTTCCCGACGATCAATCCTCGGCAGCCTGCATGGCATGGGGCTTATCCGACGGGACGGCACATGATTCTTCGAGAGAATGCCATTCGAGCGATATTTACGCCTGATGTAGCAGACGATCTGTGCAAGCGCAGAATCGGTTTTATGGATAAGGAAGCATTCGAAAATCTACAAAAGTTGATTGAAAGGAAGTGATTTCATGACCATAGGAGATTGGCTTAAGAAAAATGCTTCTACCATCCTCACCTGCTTTGGTGCAGGCGGAATGGTAGCCACCGTGACGCTTGCCATTCGGGCAACGTCGGTAGCGCATGAGCGGATCATGGCCGAAAAGCTCAAAAGAGCGAGCTATGAAGAAGGCCGAACTACTTCGAAATCGCCAAAGCTGACCGTTATGGAAACAGTTAAGATTTGCGGCGCGGATTATATTCCCACGGTTGCAGTTGGCACGGCCTCGCTGATCTGCATCTTCGGCGCGAATGTGCTTAGCCGCAGGCAGCAGGCGTCTCTCGCCAGCGCTTATGCAGCACTGGAAAGCGCCTATCAAGGTTATCGTCGAAAGGTTTGCAGTATTCTGGGACCGGATACAGACACTATGATCGAGAAAGCGATTGACCAGGAAAAGCAGGACATTGAGGATGACCGTCCTCCGTGGGACGAAGTGCAGACCTTCTATCTTCCCTGCTGCGGCAAAGCGGCGTTCTTTGAGCGAACGATGGAAGAGGTCGTACAGGCGGAATACCACATTAACCGCAATCTGGTGTTGCGCGGTGAGGTGACGTTGAACGAGTTTCTGTCTTTTCTGGGGCTGGATGCCGTTGAGGAAGGTGACATGGTTGGCTGGGATTGTTATATCGGCGAGACGCAATACGGCTATCGCTGGATTGATTTCAATCACAGGCATTATGTCACGGACGATGGTCTGACGGTATGCTCCATCGACACGCCGTTTGCGCCACATTCTCTGGACGATCCGGAATACGACGGAGAAGACAGGGTGCCGACCTGTGGCGTAGATTGATTCCGCGAAAAAAACTGCGTCTATTATGGAAAGGAGGCAAAAGCCATGAAGAAGTTTGACTGGGTAAAAGCGCTCGGTCTTCTGTGTACTGTAGGCGGTATTGTGATCAGCGTAGTGAACAATATCGTTGAGGACAAGAAGATGGACTCGAAAATCGAGGAAGCGGTGCAGGCGAAGCTGACCGAACTGAACAAGGACTAAAAAGAACGGAGCCCGATCACAAGGGCTCTTTTCTTTTGCCGAGAAGATGAGGCCCCCGAAGGGGCGGGAAAAGGAGGAGGATTGATCGGGCATGACGCAGGAAGAAGCGATATTCTTGCTGCGAAGATATCGGCGAAACGTGTATCGGTGCAATTCGAGTTTCGTGATATTTCCGAAGAGGAACGCCTATTTTCAGACCTGTGTATACGGGCGATATCTTCTGAGTGAGCTGATCCGGAGAATCCGTGCATCAGAGGACGATCCAATTCAGGTGGTCAGCCAGGTGTATTCCGAACTGGATTATATTCTCGGAGATTCGGACGACGACCATTTCGAGACGCATAGGTTCGCCGCGAAGATGGAGTATGAGTGCGGCGAAGTTCTGCGATATTTGCGAACCATTGAAAGGAAGAAAAATGAAGATGCAAAAAATTGACTGGAAAGGGGTTGCCAATAACATTGGCAGAACCCTGAAGCGGAAAAGCCCCGAGATTCTGACGGGCGTGGGTATTGGCGGCATGATTACCACTACGGTGCTGGCCGTTCGCGCAACGCCGGAAGCGATGCGGCAAATCGAGAAAAAGAAAAAAGAAGAGCAGCATAAAAAGCTGACTGCCATGCAGACGGTTCAGGCGGCGTGGAAGTGCTACATTCCGGCTGGCGTAACCGGCGGTGTGTCGATTGCGTGTCTCATTGGCGCGAGCGCCGTAAACGGACGCAGAAATGCTGCTCTGGCGACGGCTTACAGCCTGGCTGAGAACACCCTGCGGGATTATCGATCCAAGGTAGTGGAAACCATCGGCGAAAAGAAGGAAGAAGCGATTCTGGACGCTATCGACCGCGATCGGGTGGAGCGGCTTCCTGCACCGGCTCAAAGCGAAGTGCAGACGACGGAAGGCGCAGTGGCTCCGGTTCTCTGCCTGGATTCCATGTTTGGACGATATTTCTATTCGGACGTGGAAACGCTCAAGCGGGCAGCGAACAAGCTAAACTGGCAGATGAACAACATGAGCGAGCCGTATATTTCGCTTAACGAGTTTTACATGGAGATTGGTCTCTCCACAGTGGACGTCGGCGACGAGCTGGGATGGCGAAGCGACAAGGGCCTGATTGAGCTGCGGTTTTCCAGTCAGCTCAAGGACGGCCGCACGCCAGTTTTGGTGGTAAGCCACATGAATCCGCCTGAGTATGGCTACACCGAGTGTTGACTGCTGAATTGGCTGGTGTTATGACCCAGATTTCCGCGAAATTTGCAAGGGGCTTTATGAGGGGACAACCCTAAAATCGAAAGGAGAAAACGACAATGGAAAACATCGAAAAGAACGAAATCATCAACACTGAGGCGATTGAGGACCTGACGACGGAAGCAACTTCCAATAACGGAAGCGTGATCAAGACCGTGGGCATCATCGGACTGGGCGTGGTTGGAGCAGCCCTGCTGACCAAGTACGTTATGGTTCCGGTTGTTCGCAAGGTTAAGCACGCGATCCAGCAGAAGAAGGCGACCAAGAAGGCCAATACGGCTGAGGCGGAAGAGATCGATCTGAGCGACGTGGAATTGGACGAGATTCCCGAGATCGACGAGTAAACCTGATAAAGAGTAGGCGCTGATAACAAGGCGCCTTCTCTTTTTCTTTTTACTATTTGAGTGACGAAAAAGTCGAAGTTGAAAGGAGAAATGATAAATGAGTATGCGTTCATCCATTCGTGTGATTGCCAAAGCCCGGCTGAAGGCCATGGGCGTTCCTCACGTAAACAAGGTACTGTGTCTTGGCATGTGCCACACGCAGGAGCAGAATTTGCAGCGCACCAGCCAGGGACGCAAGATGCTTTCGAAGATCCAGAAGCAGCATCAGCCGCTCTGGCGGCGTGTGACCAGCGGAAGGCTTGCAAGGGAGGGCTATAATGCCCAGATGGGCATTGGCAAGCGCCGTCGTTCCCGTGCAGTGTAAGGCACAGATACAGTTTGCAAAGCGAAAAGGAGGATATTTCTCATGGCGGAAGATTACAAACCTAACTCCCATCGCTCCAAAGAACAGGAGCTGCATGAGCCGATGCCGGAAAAGCGAACGGAAAAGGTAGTGACCGGCAACGTGAAGCAGCGCAAAAAGAGCGGGCTTGCGAAGGCCGGAAGCATCTTTGTTCCCGGCGATGTGGAGAGCGTGAAAAGCTATATTTTGATGGATGTGCTGGTGCCTTCCATCAAACGGGCGATCAGCGATATTGTGTGCAACGGCGTCAACATGCTGCTGGGCGAACCGAGCCGTGGAAAAAGCGGAAGCCCCGGTGCAAAGGTGGCCTATCGCCAGTATTATCAGGATCGGGACGAACGGCCCAGCTACAACCGACCCAGAGCGCAGGCGCAGTACAGCTATGATGATATTGTCTTCGAGACCCGCGGCGACGCGGAAGAAGTGCTGTATCGCATGGAGGAGCTGCTGGAGCGCTTTGACGTGGTGAGCGTGGCCGATCTGTTCGACATGGCGGGAATCAGCTGCCAGTATACCGACAACAAGTATGGCTGGACCGACCTGCGGAACGCTCATGTGGAGCGTGTGCGTGACGGTTATATTATTAGCCTGCCGAGGGCAACGAGCTTATGAAAGACGAGACAAAGAACTTGAGGGTGTGCCCCTGGTGCGGCTGGCGAAGCATAGCGCCTTGGAGCGTATTGCATGGCGAACCTCATCTGAGGGGCTGGAAAGCCAAAGAATATTTCTTTCATTGCAACCATTGCGGTTTTTCGAGTAAAAAGAGTCGCTTGAAATGGCGCGCCAGGTGGTTTTGGAACCATTGCCGCCTGCGCAAGACAACGGAAAGAAGGTATCATATTTATGGACGCGAATTCTGAAGCCAACGTTATGGAAGCCATTGCCAATAGGCCGATTTTCGAAAACGTGAATACGGCCAATGCTCAGTGGATGGAGCTCAGCAGCATAACCAACAAGGTGGAGCCAGCGGACAATGTGAATCACCCACAGCATTACCAGAGCAAGAGCGGCTTGGAGACTATCGACGTGATTGAAGCCTTTACCGAGGATCTGGTTGGCGGCGAGGCCACGAACACGGGCAATGTACTCAAATACATGTGCCGCTGGAAGAGCAAGAACGGGCTTGAAGATCTGAAGAAAGCCCGGTGGTATCTGGATCGGCTGATCGGCATCGTGGAAAAGCGTGACGAAGAAATGCGCAAGCTGGCGGCGAACACGTCAAGCGGCATTCGATAAGGAGGAAAAGAAATGAAATTCGATGTGAGACCATTTTTGAACGGGGCGAAGTTGACCCTGAAAAAGCACAGCCCAGAAATTCTGGTGTTCACGGGCATTGGTGGCATGATCGGCAGCACGGTGATGGCGTGCAAGGCAACACGCAGGCTGGATCCGGTGCTGGAAAAGCACAAGCAGGACGCCGAAGCCGTTCATAAGAAGTATGAGCGGGTTAAGGACGAACGGGCCGAAAAGCATGATCTTACGAAGGTCTATATGAAGACCAGCGTGGAATTCGTGAAGCTCTATGGGCCTTCGGTAGCGGTGGGCGCGCTGTCCGTTACCGGCATTCTGACCAGCAACAATATTCTGCGCAAGCGCAATATGGCGCTGGCGGCGGCTTATGTGGCGGTTGACGCGGGCTTTAAGCAGTATCGCGGCCGGGTCATTCAGCGCTTTGGCGAGGATGTGGACCGCGAGCTGCGCTTCGACGGACATCAGGAAAAGATTGAGGTCGTGGAAACGGATGAGAACGGGAAAGAAAAGAAGGTCAAGAAGAATGTGACCGTTCTGGGACCCGGTCTGTCCGACTATGCGCGATATTTTGCCTATGGCGAGGCGCGTGCGGCGGAACCGAACGCTGACTACAACCTGTTCTTCCTCAAGGCACAGCAGGAGCTGGCCAATCACATGCTGCGGTCAAACAACTTCCTGTTCCTGAACGAGGTCTACGAGATGCTGGGCATCGACAAGAGCTTGGCCGGGCAGTCCGTCGGCTGGGTGTACGATAAGAACAAGGACGATCACGGCGACAATTACGTGGATTTCGGCATTCAGGAAGTCTATCGCAAGCGCAGCGACAAGCCCGGGGACTACGAAAAGGTGTTCCTGCTGGACTTCAACGTGGACGGCGTGATTCTGGAACATGCGCAGGAGAAGGGGCTTATCACCGAGTAAGGGATAGGCCCCTTTTCTTTTATATTTGGGGAAAGGGGGTGCAGGCATGGATACCGCTTTGAAGACCGCGACCTGCGTAATGCTCGCGGCGATGGCCAGCGTTTGCCTGATCGGCGGCGTGGCCGTGCTGACCAAACCGAAGAAAATGAAGAAGGGTTGATCGAATGGAGTATTTGGACGCTTTTATATTTTCCCTGGACAATCTGCTGGATACCAGTCGCAAACGCCATATTGTCGGCGGCATTCTGCTGAGCGCATCTGCGCTGTTTGGCGGGCTGGCTGTAACCGTTTTGACAATTAAGAACTAAGGAGCAAACACGGTTTGCGACGCGGAAACAAACAAGTAACGAAAATGAAGCAAGCGCGGACCGGCGAATGCCGAGGACGTGCGTGAAACAGAAGGAGGGAGCGCCCTGCGGCGCGTTTACTATGATCGGAGCAATCATCCTGACGTTCGTTATCACAGCCCTTTCAATGCTGGTGCTGTTTTTACTGGAAAACCAGAAAAAGCAGAAAACCGATAACAGCCATATTCTTCGGGAAAACGACGGGCTGCGTCGTCAGATTTCCGATTATCAGCAAAACGAGCAGCGCCGCAGGGAATGCTCTGCCTACGACAAAGGCCTGTACGACGGGCGGACAAGCGACGCATATTACCGTCAATGCCTGAAGAAATTTACAAGCCAGGAGCAGAACGACATTATTCTCGGAGGGGAGGATGGCCGCAGAAGACGGGCTGAAAATGCGAAAAATTAAAAAAAAAAGCGCAGGGCGTGCGTTAAGGAGCAAACATGGTTTGCGACGCGCTGACAACCAAGAAATAGGAGCCGAAAGAGCGCGCGCAAGCGAAGCACAGGGCGTGCGTTAAATTGTAGAAAGCGAGGAAAATGAAGTAATGAACAAGGGTGTTATTGGAGTTATATTTTTTACGGCTGGTGGCGCCGCTGGATTCCTGGCCGCCAACAAACTGATGAAGGATAAATATGAGCAGCTGGTGCAGGACGAAATCGATTCGGTGAAGGCCGCATTCCGCAAGGAACATCCGCAGCCGGAAGAAAAGCTGCAAAAGCCTACCGAAAAGGATCGGACTGCTTACAGCCAGTATACCGCGAAGCTGGGCTATACCGAAGAAAAAAAGCCTGTACCGATTCAGGCCCCGTGTGTGATTTCACCGGATGATTTTGGCACGCAGGATGGCTATGACGAGATCAGCCTGACCTACTATGCCGACGGTACGGTTACGGACGACAGCGATCACGCCATGAGCGACGACGAAATTGAGGAGACCATCGGCAAGGACAGCCTGAATCACTTTGGCGACTATGAGCCCGACAGCGTATTTGTGCGCAATGACCGGCTGAAGGCGGACTATGAGATTCTGGCCGATCCGAGAAGCTATGCGGATGTGCTCCGGGAGAAGCCGTATCTGGTCAATGCTTGAGGTGATATGATTTGAGGATCCAAGGAGGGGTGGAGCAGGAAGAGCTGGACAGAATTGAGGACGCATATTTCGAGTGGATGATCCATCTTGTGTGCAGCGGAAAATACGCAAGGAAAAAGTCCTTCAGAAAGCTCTTCCGTCTGCTTCACGAGACGGAATTTATTTATATTTTGGAGATGGATGGAAACCGGGCGGATGATGGAATCGATCTTCGCTATCGGTTCGCCTACGAATCCCATTACGATGCGGCGCTGGTGGAAGAAGCCTTAATGGGAAAGTCGTGCAGTGTGCTGGAAATGATGGTGGCACTCTCTCAGCGCTGTGAGGAGCACATTACCGACGATCCGGGGCTGGGCGATCGAACAGCCAAATGGTTCTTTGAAATGGTCGAAAGCCTGGGACTTAAGGATATGGACGACGCTCACTTCGACAAGATTGCGGCGGCAGATATTTTAGACAGGTTCATGAGAAGGGAGTATCTGCCCTCCGGTCTTGGCGGGCTGTTTACCATTAGCGATGCAGAGCACGATATGCGCGATGCAGAAATCTGGTATCAGATGATGTGGTACCTGAATGAGAACCTTTATGAAGGAGGCCGAGAAAGCGATGACTGATTTTCGAAAAATTGCATTCGTCAACCTGAGCGAGCTGTATGTGACCCGGGAGCAGCATGAGAAGGCGCTGCGGCAGATGAATCGCCGTCTGAAAGATTGCAGAGGATCCATCTTTCTGCTGTTCTGCTGCGTCGGTCTGTTGGGTGGCGTAGTCGCCGAGCAGCAGCTCAGGCTGGAAAACATTGAACGGCAGATTCGAGAAAAAGACGAAATGGCGGGATAAACAATGATCGACTTTCTGATGATTTCTACCCGCCAGACCAAGCGCGGGACGACCGAAATCTATCCTAAGTTTATCATCAGGAATCCCAGCCAGCATCTGATGATTCGCGGCGGAGATTTTTACGCCATTTGGGTAGAGGAAAAGGGCCTGTGGTCTACCAGTGAGCAGGATGCGGTGGATATCATCGATGGAGAGCTGGACAAGTACGCCAAGGAGAATGCTTCGCGCTTTGACAATGGCTATAAGGTGCTGCATTTGTGGGACGCGGAAAGCGGCATGATTGACGTTTGGCACAAATACTGCCAGCGGCAGATGCGTGACTCCTTCCATATGCTGGATGAAAAGCTGATCTTTCAGAATACGCCTACCAATCGCCAGGACTATGCCTCTAAACGCCTGCCCTATCCGCTGGAGGAGGGCGACGTGAGCGCATGGGACCGGCTGGTGAGCGTGTTATATTCTCCGGCCGAGCGCAAGAAAATTGAATGGGCTATCGGCAGTATCGTATCCGGCGACAGCCGCAGACTGCAAAAGTTCATGGTTTTTTATGGCGCCGCAGGAACGGGTAAGTCCACCATCATCGGCATCATCGAGCAGCTGTTTGAGGGCTATACGGCTTCGTTTGTGTCGAAGGATTTAGGTCAAAGCAACAACGCTTTCGCGCTGGAACCCTTCAAGAAGAATCCGCTGGTGGCTATTGAGCACGACGGCGATTTGAGCCGGATTGAGGACAACACGCGGCTGAACAGCCTGGTTTCTCATGAGCGAATGAGCGTGAATGAAAAGTTCTCCAAGATGTATGAGAACAATTTCAAGTGCTTTCTGTTCATGGGTACGAACCGCCCGGTGAAGATCACGGACGCGAAGAGCGGCCTGCTCAGGCGACTGATTGACGTATCGCCTACGGGTGAAAAGATTCGTCCCGGAGAATACAGGCAGCTCATGAAGCAGATTACCTTTGAGCTGGGCGCCATTGCCAAGCATTGCATGGATATATATTTACAAGAGCCGGACGCTTACGACGATTACGTGCCGCTCTCCATGCTCAGCGCATCCAACGACTTCTACAATTTCGTGCTGGACAGCTGGGCCGTGTTTAACAAAAGCGACGAGACCACGCTCAAGGCCGCATGGACGATGTATAAGACCTACTGCGAGGACGCGAAGGTTGGCTATCCCTATACACAGCGCGCATTCAAGGAAGAACTGAAAAACTACTTCCGTGAGTACAGCGAGCGGGAAATTCTCTCCGATGGTACGCGAGTGAGAAGCTATTACCGGGGTTTTCGAAAGGAGAAATTTGAAGAAGAGAAGCAGGAAAAAGAGGAACCCGCTCAGACTCCAAAGCCAACACTTGATCTGAAAGCGCAGCCCAGCCGCTTTGACAGGGAATACGCTTCCTGTCCGGCGCAGTACGCCAATGACAATGGGACGCCTTCACGGAAGTGGGAGAATGTGCAGACAACGCTTGCTGATCTGGACACTTCAAAGCCGCATTATGTGAAAACGCCGCTGTACCTGATTGTAATCGACTTCGATATTTTGGGTGCAGATGGTGAAAAGAGCTTTGAGCGCAATCTGGAGGAGGCATCCAAATGGCCGCCGACGTATGCGGAGGTGAGCAAGAGCGGCAAGGCTATCCATCTGCATTATATTTACCAGGGCGACGTGACGCAGCTGAGCCGCATCTATGCCGACCACATTGAGGTGAAGGTGTTCAACGGCAATTCCAGCCTGCGCAGAAAACTCTCTCTGTGTAACGACTTACCCATCGCTACCCTTACCCATGGACTGCCGCTGAAGGAGGCGAAAAAAACGGTAAACTTTGATTCTGTGCAAAGCGAAAAAGGATTGCGGGCGCTGATTAAAAGAAATCTGGACAAGGAAATTCATCCTGGTACCAAGCCCAGTATCGATTTCATTTACAAGATTCTGGAGGATGCGTATCACGACGAAAAGCTGAGCTACGATGTGAGCGACATGCGAAATGCCGTATACGCTTTTGCAGCGCGAAGCACCCATCAGGCTGATTATTGCTTGAAGCTGGTAGGCAAGATGCAATTCCGCTCCAAGGACAAGGAAGGGGAAGCCGAAGCTCCAAGTGAGGCTCCCATCGTGTTCTACGATGTGGAGGTGTTCCCAAACCTCTTCCTCATCAACTGGAAGCTCCAGGGCGAGGGCAAAAAGGTTGTTCGGATGATTAACCCCACGCCTGCCGAGGTGGAAGAACTGATGCGTTACCGCCTGATCGGCTTCAACTGCCGTCGGTACGATAATCATATTCTTTGGGGACGGCTGATGGGTTATAGCAACATGCAGCTCTACAACCTGAGCCAGCGGATTATATCCGGAGGCAAGCGCAGCGATGCTTTCTTTGGGGAAGCGTATAATGTCAGCTACACGGACGTATACGATTTCGCTTCAGCAGGCAATAAGAAGAGCCTGAAGAAATTTGAAATTGAGCTGGGCATTCACCATCAGGAGCTTGGATTGCCATGGGACAAGCCTGTGCCGGAGGAAATGTGGCCCAAGGTAGCCGAATATTGCGACAACGACGTAATCGCCACGGAAGCGGTATTCAATCACCTTTCGGCGGATTGGACGGCACGGCAGATTCTGGCAGACATCGCCGGAATGACGGTGAACGACACCACCAATAGCCTGACCACACGAATCATATTTGACCGGGTGCGCAAACCGCAGGCAGAATTCAACTACCGTGATCTGAGTCAACCGGTGCATGAGCTGAAGCAGGAAGTGCTGAAATTCCTCAAGGACGCCTGCCCGGAAATGATGTCGCAACTCCACGGCGAGGAAGACAGCTTACTCCCCTACTTTCCCGGATATTACTTCGGACCCGGCGACAAAGCGCCAGCCTTCGAATGGGTGGATGAGGATGAAAATCCCATGCCCGGTCAGAGTAAGCGCGGCTATGTAAGCATCTATCAGGGCGAAGAAGTTGGCGAAGGCGGATACGTCTATGCCGAGCCGGGAATGTACGGAAACGTGGCGCTGCTGGATATTGCATCCATGCACCCGCACAGCGTGATTGCCGAATGCCTGTTTGGTCCCACATTCACCCGGCGCTTTAAGGAAATCGTAGACGGCCGCGTGAGCATCAAGCACGAGGCGTGGGACGAAGTGAATCATATCCTGGATGGTAAGTTGGCACCTTATGTACAGAAAGTCATTAACGGCGAAATGACGTCGAAGCAGCTGGCAAACGCCTTGAAGACGGCTATCAATTCCGTATACGGCCTGACCAGCGCTGCCTTCGAGAACGCCTTCCGCGATCCGCGTAATCGCGACAACATCGTGGCTAAGCGCGGTGCGCTGTTCATGGTAAACCTGAAGCACGAGGTGCAGAAGCGGGGCTTCACCGTGGCGCACATCAAGACGGACTCCATCAAGATTCCAGACGCAGACCCGGATATCATCGCTTTTGTGATGGACTACGGCAAGCGCTATGGCTACACCTTTGAGCATGAGGCCACCTACGATAAGATGTGTTTAGTGAACGACGCTGTATACATTGCCCGATACAAAGGCGGAAAGGAAGACGGGAAATGGACGGCCACGGGCAAGCAGTTTGCGGTGCCCTATGTGTTCAAGACCCTGTTCAGCCGCGAGCCGCTTGAGTTCAAGGACATGTGCGAGACCTTCTCGGTAAGCGGCGCGCTGTATCTGGACATGAACGAAGCGCTGCCAGATGTGAGCAATGAGGAAGATCTGCTCAAAAAGAAGCTGAAAGAGCTTCATATGAATCTGGAGGACTGGATTGATTACAAAGCCTCTGGCGAAGAAGGCTTGCCAGTTCAGGATGAAAGATATTTGCGCACACTGGACGAGCAGATTGCGGCGGGACACGACTACCGCTTTGTGGGGCGCGTAGGCGAATTCACGCCGGTAAACGCCGGAAGCGGAGGCGGCGTGCTGCTGCGGGAAGCGGGCGGCAAATACGCCGCGGCGACTGGCAGCAAGGGATTCCGCTGGATGGAGAGCGAGATGGTTGCGGCGCTTCATCGCGAAGGCGATATTGACCGCAGCTATTACGATAAGCTGGTGGATGACGCCATTGAGACCATCTCCAAGTACGGCGATTTCGAATGGTTCCAGTCGGATGACCCATACGACGTGCCGCCGGAAGGAGATGCGCATGACGGAGTGTAACCGATTCTTCCTGGTAAAGAGTGGGAATCGAAGCTACCTGCTCGAAGTTGAACCCATGACGACTTTGGACCTGGCCTGGGCCTCGCAGAAATGCTGGTTCACGCCAGGTTCTATTGTTACTATCACCGACGACAACGGAGAAAGCAAGATATTTGTAAAGGAGTAATGACCTATGATTGGAAAGACCATTGCTGTGGACAACACCCGATTCATTTTCCAGACCAACTTTTCCGGCGACCCCGCCAACGATCGCTTTAACGACGCGCGGCGCAAGGCGAGCATCGTGATCCCCGACCCGGAGCAGGCGCGTGATCTGATTAAGGCGGGCTTTAAGGTGCGCGAAACCAGACCGCGTCCGGACGACGATCCGCAGAGCTTCGTCCCGGAATACTTTGTGACGGGCGTCCTGATGTACAGGACGCGCAGCGGCACGCCGGTGAAGTACCCGCCGAAGGTATATTTGGTAAGCGGCGACAGCGAGCCTGTGCTGCTGGATGAGGAGAGCGTTGCATGTATCGACCACATGCGAGTGAAAAACGTGAACGTGATTCTGAACCCGTATGAGTACGACCCGGTGAATCATCAGCTGAGCTTGTATATTCGCACAATGTACGTGGAGCAGGACCTGGATGACGACCCGTATGCAGAGCGGTATCGCCGTCGCCGGGAGGACTACGAGGACGATCCGTTTTAAGAAACGGATAAAGGAAGCAGGGATAGTGTTGGCAAGAATCAATCTCTATTCGCATCAGCTGGAGGCTATTCAGCGGATGAAGAACGGCTGCGTGGTATGCGGGGGCGTTGGCAGCGGAAAAAGCCTGACGGCGATCAGCTACTACTATCTGGAAAACGGCGGCGAAATCGCCTGTCTCCAGGGCGAGGATTATATTCCCATGGATGATCCGCCGATGGATCTTTACATCATCACCACTGCCCGCAAGCGCGATACCTTCGAATGGGAAAAGGAGCTGGCGCCATTCCTGCTTTCTACTATAAAGGAGACCAACCTATACGGCAACAAGGTGGTAGTGGACAGCTGGAACAATGTGCACAAATATACGGAGGCAGAGAACGCCTTCTTTATATTTGACGAGCAGCGCGTGGTGGGCAGCGGCGTATGGGTAAAGAGCTTCCTGAGAATTGCCAGGCGGAATCGATGGATTCTTCTGTCGGCCACGCCGGGCGATAACTGGAGCGATTATATTCCACTATTCATCGCCAACGGCTTTTATAAGAACCGCACCCAGTTTACACGGGAGCACATCGTATATTCTCATGCGGCGAAGTTTCCAAAAATCGAGCGGTATCTGGGCGAGGGGCGTTTGGAAAGACTGCGGGATTCCATCCTGATTGACATGGATTTCAAGCGCCCCACGCAGGCGCATCACGAGGATGTGTATGTGCAGTATGATATTTCGCTGTACAAAGATCTGATGCGCTCACGTTGGGATATTTGGAAGAATGAGCCGATTGAGAATGCAGGCGGGCTGTGCTACTGCTTACGACGAGCCGTCAACCAGGACGAAAGCCGTCAGAGAATGGCGCTGGAAATCGCCGAGAAGCACCCGAGGATGATTATATTTTACAGCTTTGATTATGAGCTGGAAATTCTGAAATCACTGGGCTGGGAGGCGGGAACGGCTATGGCGGAATGGAACGGACACAAGCATGAGCCTATTCCCAAGACTAATCGCTGGGTGTATTTTGTGAACTATGGCGCGGGCTCGGAGGGGTGGAACTGCATCGAAACGGATACTATCCTCTTTTATTCTCAGAACTATTCCTACAAGGTCATGGTGCAGGCAAGCGGCCGGATCGACCGGCTGAACACGCCGTTCCATGACCTTTACTATTATCACCTGAAAAGCCGCAGCGGCATTGATCTGGCCATCAGCCGGGCTTTGAAGGACAAGAAGACGTTCAACGAAAGTCGATTCATTAAATGGTAAAGGAGCATAAGGATATGGATAATCGCACTGTTTCCCGTGAGGAAGAATTTGAGCGCAAGCTCCACCGTATGGAGCGAATTGGTCTGCTGGTGCTTTCCGGCGTATCCGTGTTGGCAGCAGTATATTGTCACCATGAGCTGCGCAGGACTGTGCGGCTTGTGAGCAAAGCCTGCGATCATGTGGCCGAACTGACGGTGGTGGATATTCAGCACGACGTGGTAGATCGGGCAATCAATAACGCTGCCGCCCATGAGGTTGGACGAGTAGTGAACCGTGCGGTGCGCTGTGTGGAGGACGATTTGGCCCGGCAGACGCAGAAATGCGTTCGCGATGCGGTCAAGGAAAGCTACGGCAAGCTGAGCAAGAGCGTATCCGACGCTATCGCCAGGGAAGCGGCTAAGGTGGACGGCAACCAGATCATGGAGGACGCCACGGAAAAGGCGAAGGAAATGCTCCTTGAGCGGTTCGACGGGAAGCTGGACGGGCTGATGAGCGACTACCAGCGCAATCTGGACAACGTGGGCAAAATTTACCAGTCGATTGCGTCGAGCATGGCAGACAAGGCGGGTAAGAACGTGACCATGACGCTTGGATGAGGGGTGAGCGAAATGACATACCGGGAAATGGCTATTGAGATGCTGAAACTGATGGGTCAGGAATTGATCGACCGGGCTGAAGAGCTGATTCCGAACACGGAGGGCATTAAAGACATTGATGTGTGGATCAGCATTCCAACGATGTCGGACAGTGAGCTGTGCATTCCTGAGATTCGGGTGAACACGATCGCCTACCCTAAGCGCATGGCACTGGAGAAGTTTATGGAGCTGAATAAGCTATAAGGAGGAAGCGATATGCAGCAGATTCCGGTAGCGCCGACTGAGGTGCTGATGGTGAGCTTTGATCTGACCCACGGGCCGGACAACCGGCTGTGCATTGTGGGCAAGAAGGACGGTAAGGCAATTACGATTGTGAACGCCTTTCAAGGGCAGCAGGCGGAGGATATTTTCAAGCTGCTGACGACAGTAAAACAGAAAGCGGAGGAGAAAAAAGATGAATGAGTCCATGAATAGGAGCGATATTTTGCAGGAGATCAAGAAAAGCCTTAACTTCATTTACGGCATTCGTTGTGACTACATCGACGACGAACTGTTGAAGATGGAGCGCTGTAAAGGAGAGCTGCCCCTTATCGTGACGATCGAGCGCGTTATTTTCAACGCGCCCGCAACCATCGTATTCTGGCTGGACGGCTCGAAAACCGTGGTGAAGGCCCAGAATGGCGAGCCCTTTGATAAAGAAGAAGGGTTAGCCATGGCGATCTGCAAGAAGATCGGTGGCAACCACGGCGCGTACTACGACATATTTAAGGAATGGTGCCACGAAGAGGCTGAGGAAGAAGGCGGTCAGGGATGAGCCAGCTATACGACGACTATTTGAAAGGCCATCTTTCCGCAGTCCAGAAAGCAGCCGACTGGATCGTTCTTCACTGCCGGGACATGATTCCCAAGGTGGATGAGTACAAGCTGCGGTGCCATATTTCCATGCATGACAACAGCAAGCTATCCCCTGAAGAATATGACGCTTATGACGCATATTTCTATGGCGGCAACAAATCCCACAAGGTTGTAGCCGACTTCAATTATGCGCGGCTGCATCATATTCACTGCAATCCGCATCATTGGCAGTATTGGATTCTGGTGCGCGATGATGAGCCGGAGGAGATCCTGGAAATGCCGCTGGAGTATGTGATCGAAATGATCGCCGACTGGTGGAGTTTCAGTTTCCGCAGCGGCAATCTTCGTGAGATCTTCTCGTGGTATGAAACGCATGAACCCGGTATGATCCTGCATCCAAAGACGAAAAATCTGGTGGAAGACATTCTGGGGCAGATCAAGGAAAAGCTGGACAAGGAGGAAACGGAGCATGAACAAGCATAACTGCGCCGGCGGTGGATTGGGCCTATGCAGCACGCTGACTGTTATATTTATTGTTCTCAAGCTGGTTGGCGTGATCGAATGGTCGTGGCTATGGGTGCTTGCTCCTACGTGGTTTCCCACGGCCATTCTGGCGCTGGCGCTGATCTGGGCGGCAAAATTTCTGTAAGACGGAGGATCGAGGGAATAAAAAAGATGAACGAACTCAACTTTGGTCAGACGGTGATGAAAATCTGCGACGAGATCAACCGCTCTGACGCGAGGGACTGCAACCTCAAACGGGAAAACGGCAACATCAACGGCGATACCCCCATGGGCGCGATGCTTCAGCAGGGAGCGAACACCGCCAAGGAATATTATCTGGAAACCATGGTGGATCCGGAAATTGCCAACTTGCACCGCAAGGGCTGGATTCATATTCATGATCTGGACTTCTACGGCTGGACAACCACCTGCACGCAGATCGAACTGCGAAAGCTGTTCAAGGGTGGTTTCAATACGGGTCACGGTCACCTGCGGGAGCCAAAGTCCATCGGCAGCTATGCGGCGCTGGCGGCCATTGCCATTCAGAGCAACCAAAACGACCAGCATGGCGGCCAGAGCATTGTAGACTTCGACTATGCGATGGCGGACGGCGTGCGGCTGACCTATCAGCGATATCGGCGCGAGGGCGAGGAGCTATGGAACACGCTGCGCGGAGGAAGCACGGTGGACGATCACTGGCTGACGGACTTCGCCATGCGCAAAACCATCCGCGATACTTATCAGGCCATGGAAGGGTTGATTCACAACCTGAACACCATGCACAGCCGGGCCGGCGCGCAGGTGCCCTTCAGCAGTATCAACTACGGCATGGACACCTCCTGGGCGGGGCGATTGGCTGTGAAGCAGCTTTTGCTGGCCACGGAGGCGGGACTGGGCAACGGAGAAACGCCGATCTTCCCGATTCAGATTTTTCGGGTAAAGGAAGGCGTGAACTACAATCCGGACGACCCTAACTATGATCTGTTCCGGCTGGCTATACATGTTTCCGCCAAGCGGCTATTCCCCAATTTCAGCTTTTTGGATGCGCCCTTCAACCTGCAATACTATAAGCCCGGACACCCGGAAACCGAGGTGGCCTACATGGGCTGCCGCACGCGGGTGATGGGCAATGTGTGCGGGCCGGAGATCGCGCCTGGAAGAGGAAACCTTTCTTTCACCAGCATCAACCTGCCCCGGCTTGCGATTGAAGCCCACGGAGACACGCAGGTGTTTTTCACGCACCTCAACAACATGCTGAGCTATGTGATGAAGCAACTGCTGGAACGCTTTAAGGTGCAGGCCGCCCGGCGTGCGCGCAATTTCCCCTTCCTGATGGGCGAAGGGGTGTGGCTGGATTCGGAGAAGCTGCAACCGGACGATCCGGTGTTGGAGGTGCTGCGCCACGGCACGCTCTCCATCGGCTTTATCGGATTGGCAGAAGCCCTCAAAGCCCTGACCGGCAAGCATCACGGGGAAAGCGAAGAGGCGCAGAAGCTGGGGCTGGAAATCGTTCATTATATTCGTAACTACTGCGATTGCCAGAGCGAGTGCCTGTCCCTGAACGTGACATGCCTGGCGACGCCTGCCGAAGGCCTGTCCGGACGGTTTGTGAAGCTGGATCGGGAATTCTATGGTGAGATTGAAGGCGTGACCGATCGGGAGTATTACACGAACTCCTTCCATGTTCCGGTATATTTTCCCATCACTGCCGCGAAAAAAATAGAAATCGAAGCTCCCTATCACGCCCTGACCAACGCGGGACATATTTCTTATGTGGAGATGGACGGGGACGCCAGCAAGAATCTGGAGGCGTTTGAGAAAATCATTCGCCACATGAAGGAGTGCGGCATCGGTTATGGCAGCATCAATCATCCGGTGGATCGGGATCCTGTGTGCGGCTATAACGGCATTATCGGGGATATTTGCCCCAAATGCGGCAGACGGCACCGCTTTAGCGAAAGTGAAACCATTAACCGTATCGACTCGGAGGATTCGTGGGATCCGGATGAGGACGCAGAGCAGAAAGGAGATATTTCTCATGGTGATTAACGTAATCGGCTGGCCGATGAGCGAAAAAGAAATCGCTGCCTATCAGAAGCGTGGGCTGGAAAAGTACGGCGATGAACTGAAAGGGTTGGATATCAACGTGATCGATAAGGAGCACGTGGAGCTGACCTATCATGTAGAGGGTAAGCCGTTCGAACGGGTGCGCCGCATCACGGGCTATCTGGTGGGTACGCTGGACAGATGGAACAATGCCAAGCAGGCAGAAGAAAGGGATAGGGTGAAACATGGAGTCTGAAATCAAGCACGACCCTCGCGGCTATTATACGCTGCACATTAACGGCGTATTTGAGGGAAACTACGACAGCTACATGGAAGCAATCGAGGCATACGAGAAGATCATCTACGGCGAAAAGCCTATGAAAGCGCAGGCAAGCGCATGAGCTTCTGGCAGAAAGCGTCGCAGCTATGCGTATATTTTCTGATGCTGATCGCGGCCTGGGTGGCCATTTTGTTGTTTTTGGGCAGATCGGCGTGGCCCGTCATCGTCGGTTACTGGCTGGTGCTGACGTGTAAGAACGCCTGCGACGTACTGGCGAACAGAGAAAAATGATATTTGAGGGCTTGCGGAGAACGCTTGCCCTCTTCTTTTTCAGAAAAGAAAGGAGAAAAAAGAACAATGATTTTTCGTGTTTACGGCCTTGAAGCGAACAGTTATGTGGATGGGCCGGGCGTGCGGCTGGCGATATTTTTTCAGGGGTGTTTGCACCACTGCAAGGGCTGCCAGAATCCAGACTCATGGCCGATGTATGGTGGCGAGAAAATGGATACGGAATTCATTAAAAAACTGATGGTCAGCGACTCGCTGCTTTCCGGCATTACGCTTAGCGGCGGCGAACCGTTTCTGCAACCCATGGCGGCGCTGGAGCTGGCGCAGTTTGCCAAGGCAAAGGGTCTGAGCGTATGGTGCTACACAGGCTATACCTTTGAACAGATCATGGAGTGGGAGGACAACCGCAAGGAGTTGCTGAAGCACATCGACGTATTGGTGGACGGCAGGTTCGAACAGGACACAGCGAGTATGGAGCTGGACTGGCGCGGCAGCGCGAATCAGCGGTTGATTGACGTGCCCGAGAGCTTGAAGAAAGGATGCGTGGTGCTTTATGAAAAACAAGAGACCGAGTAAGGACGCTTACTATCTGGACATCGCGGCGATGGTGGCCCGGCGAAGCACCTGCATCCGCAGGCAGTACGGCGCGGTCATTGTGAAGAACGACGAGATCATTGCCACCGGCTATAACGGCGCTGCCCGCGGCGAGAAAAACTGCTGCGATACGGGCTACTGCTTCCGAGAAGCAAACGGCATTCCCCACGGAGAGCAGTATGAAAAATGCGTGGCCGTACACGCAGAGCAGAACGCAATTCTGTCCGCTTCCAGACGGGACATGATGGGAAGTACGTTATATTTGGCGGGCTTTGAAAAGGGTGAACGACTTTCGCCAAGTCAGGTGAAGCCATGTCTGATTTGCAGGCGGATGATTAAAAACGCCGGGATCGACCGGGTGATTACGGTAGGAGACGTGGAACATTTTTCGGTCTTATGAAAAGAAAGGATGAAAAAAAAAAGATGACCCCTAACAAGTACCAAAAGGCTGCGTTGCGCACGGAGAGTCCCCTGCCCTGGATGAAGGCCGATGATAACTCGCTGCGGATTTTGCACGGGCTGATGGGCCTGAACGGCGAGGCGGGTGAGGCGATTGATATTTTCAAGAAGCATCTGTTTCAGGACCATGCGCTGGACCGTGAACATCTGGCGAAAGAGCTGGGCGACGTGATATGGTATCTGGCGCTGGTTGCGGACGCCTTGGGATACTCGCTGGAAAAGGTGATGCAGATGAACCTTGATAAGCTGGCAGCGCGCTATCCCGACGGCTTTGAAAGCGAGAAATCGCAGAATAGGGCGAGTGAGGACGTGTGAAAATCTCTGCCCACTTTTGTTTTGAAAAATGGCCATTTGCCCACTTTTGTTTGGGTTTTGAAGTAAAATTCCCGAAGAAAAAGTGGGCTGTGGTCAGAAAAAGTGGGCTTTTGCCCACTTTTGCGGGATAAAAGTGGGCAGAAAAATGAGTGAAATAACCTCACATAAGGCCACATAAGTTCACTTTTCGAGGGTTTTGGGGCGAAAAACAGCGTTTCTGCCCATTTGCCCACTTTTTTTCATACCTTTCTATAAAAAGTTAAAAAATAAATAATTATAGAGAGTATAGGAGAAAAAGTGGGCATTTGGCCACAAGCCTCAAAACGGGTAATTTTGAATTCGCTAATGGTAAAAAGAGAGGAAGATGCGATAAGACCAATCTTATATTTTCAAGCCCTCCCCGGTCTGGCAGAAATGTGATAGAATAGAAGCGGTATGAGCTTTGCCAGGCGAAGAGAAGGGAGGCGGCCAAATGACACGAGACCAAGACGAGTACGGAAAGATCTATAGACTGGACATGAAAGACGAGTGGGCTAACTCCGCTTACGATGAAAACGGAGAAAGCGTACTTTGCGATATTTGTTCTTCCGAAATGAAATGGAATCCGAAGGGGCGATTGTGGTATTGCCCGGAGTGCGGACAGCAGATGAGCCGCGCGGCATATTTTGACTACATTGGAGCGGATCCTCCGGGAGCAGACTGCCTGACAAATTGCCGCGAGAACTACCCCTTCTGCAAGAAGCACTGTGCGTTATATTTGATCGACCCGATGGATCCCATGCTGTAACTCCTTCCCCACCGCCTGCGAATTTGCTTCGCAGGCTTTTCTTTTGTCCGCGTGAAAAACATGCCCTTTTATGAAGAGAGAAGACAATATGCGCTTACTCTCTTCCTTTATGCTATGAAGGGAGCGGTTTTGTGAAAGCGAGCAAACTGGAACGCGACTTTCAGAGAGCGTTGATTCGGGAACTGAAGACGCTGTTCAAGGGCTGCATCGTCACGAAGCTGGATTCTGGACATATTCAGGGCATTCCGGACCTTCTGGTTCTCTGGGGAAAGCATTGGGCGACGCTGGAGTGCAAAGCAAACGCGAACGCGCATCGACAGCCCAATCAGAAGTATTACGTGAAACGGATGAACGACATGTCCTTTTCGAGATTTATATTTCCCGAGAACAAGGAGGAAGTTCTGCATGAACTGGAACAGGCATTCAGACCTTGAGGGAAGCCATGCGTTCCTGAGCGCAAGCAAGTATCATTGGATCAATTATGACGCTGATAAGCTGGCCGACAGCTACAAGAATTTTATGGCGACTCTGAAGGGAACCGAACTGCATGAATTCGCCAGCCGCTGCATCACGCTTGGGCAGAAATTGCCCAAAAGTCAGAAGACGCTGAACATGTTTGTGAACGACGCCATTGGCTACAAGATGCAGAGCGAGCAGGTGCTCTACTATTCTGAAAATTGCTACGGTACCGCGGACGCTATCGCCTTTAGAAACGGGATGCTACGCATTCATGATCTGAAAACTGGCAAGGTGCTGGCGCACATGGAGCAGCTGATGGTATACGCCGCACTGTTCTGCCTGGAATACAAGGTGAAGCCCGGCGATATTCAGATGGAGCTGCGGCTTTACCAGAACGACGAAGTGATATTTCACAACCCCGAAGCAGACGAGATCGTACCCATCATCGATAAGATCATCACCTTTGACAAGGTGATTCAGCGAATCAAAGAAGAGGAGGGCTGACAATGGACGACGTGAGACGTTATACGGCTCCGAACGGGCTTGAATATAAAGTCGTTGATACTGTTTTTGAACTGTATTCTCAGCGTCGGCCCGACAGAATCGATGAACTTGCGACGATGGGCGTGCTGGAAGATATGTTCCACAGCGACGGCAGCCTGAATTGGGATTACATCAACAGCGAAATGCCGGAAGACGCTTATGACGAACTGCGTCACATGCAGGTGTTTGACGAACTGGAAGACATCGAAATCGAGCTTGTTCCCGGAGCAATTTGGGATGTAGCGTATTCTGAGGGACTTCGTCATGGGCCGATCAGCGCCAGCGAAGTTCTTCACAGAGCCTACTGGGATATTTGGGAAGAAACCAATCCCAAGACGGAGTTGTATCATTATGGTATGCCCCGGCGTTCCGGGCGCTACCCATGGGGTTCCGGAGATGATCCCTACCAACACAGTGGGGATTTCATCAGCCGCGTTCAGGATCTGCGCAAGCAGGGCATGAGCGAAGCCGAAATTGCCAAGGCTGTGGGACTGGAGAACACAACGCAGCTGAGAACGCATTATTCCAATGCGATCAATCAGCGCAGGAGCGACCAGATTGCCCGCGCCCGCTCGATGCTGGCCGATGGGAAAAGTCAGGCCGAGGTTGCCCGGGAGATGGGCATCAACGAGTCAACTTTGCGTTCGCTGCTCAATGAGCGCAGTGCCGCGAGAACCAACGCCGCTCAGAATACCGCCGATTTTCTGCGTCAGCAGATCAAAGAAAAAGGCCTGATCGACGTTGGCACCGGTGTGGAGCGGGAGCTTGGTATCAGCCGGGAAAAACTCAATCAGGCACTGCAAATTCTTCAGGATGAGGGTTATTCGGTGTACGGCGGAGGCGTTCCGCAGGTGACGAATCCCGGTAAGCAGACGAATATCAAGGTTCTCTGCCCGCCTGGCACCGAGCACAAGGAGATTTACGACTTTGAGAACGTCCATACCATCACCGATTACAAGATGCGTGTGGACGAAAACGGTGAGGAACGTTTTGAGAAGGGGTTTGAATATCCGGCCTCTATGGATTCCGACCGTTTGATGATTCGTTATCGAGATGATATTGCGCCTGACGGGCACACGGGCATCGAGAAAGATGGCACCATCGAGATTCGCCGAGGCGTAGATGATCTGGATCTGGGCGACAGCCACTATGCACAGGTGCGTATTCTGGTGGACGGAGACAAGTACATGAAGGGAATGGCCTTCTACAGCGATGACATGCCTGACGGCGTAGACGTGATATTCAACACCAATAAAACGCCTGGTCAGGATGTGCTGAAGAAAGCCAAGACCGATGATCCGAACAACCCATTCGGCGCGCTTATCAAGGAAGAAGGCGGCCAATACCGCTATGCGGACGAGAATGGGGTAATGCAGCTGGGGCTCATCAACAAAACGAGAGCCGAGGGCGATTGGGGCGAATGGGCGGATGCGCTGCCGAGCCAGTTCCTGAGTAAGCAGAGTATGCAGCTGATTAACAAACAATTGAACCTGGCCGCTGCGGACAAGCAGGCCGAGTTTGATGAGATTTGTTCGCTTACCAATCCAACAGTGAAGAAGCAGCTGCTGGAAACCTTCGCCAACGACTGCGATTCGGCAGCTGTTCACTTGCAGGCCGCTGCCCTGCCGAGGCAAAAGTACCAGGTAATCCTGCCCATTGCGACGATGAAGGATGATGAAGTTTACGCCCCAAACTATCATGACGGCGAGACAGTTGCCCTGATTCGGTATCCCCATGGTGGAACCTTTGAGATTCCGATTCTGACGGTGAACAACAAACAGCCGGATGGACGCAGGATTCTGGGTCCGGATGCGCAGGACGCGATCGGCATCAACGCCAACGTCGCCGCTCGGTTATCGGGCGCTGACTTTGACGGCGATACGGTGATGGTCATTCCGTGCAATTCGAGCGGAAGCAAGGTAAAGATCACTTCGACTCCGCCGCTTAAGGGGCTGGAAGGATTTGATCCCAAGATGAGCTACGGCTATTCGAGAGTGGAGACCGATGCCGACGGCAAGGAACACTACTACCGCGATGGCCATGAGTTCAAGCGGATGACGAAGAGCGCCACCCAGATGGAGATGGGTAAGGTATCCAACCTGATTACGGACATGACACTGAAAGGCGCCAGTCAGGATGAACTGGCCCGCGCCGTGCGTCACTCCATGGTAGTCATTGATGCGGAGAAGCATAAGCTGGACTGGAAGGCGAGCGAGATTGATAACGGAATCCCTGCCCTGAAAAAGAAGTATCAGGCCCACCCCGATGAGGATGGGGAGATTCATTACGGGGCGTCCACGTTAATCAGCCGCGCCAAATCACCGGAAGCTGTGCTGAAGCGAAAGGGTTCGCCGAAAATTGACCCCCGTACCGGGGAGCTCCAATACAAGGAGGTTCGGGAAGAATACACCGACAAGCATGGGAAGAAGAAACTGCGGACGCAGGACTCGACCCAAATGGCAGAGGTGAAGGACGCCCAGAAGCTATCCTCTGGGACCCCCCAGGAGGAAGCATACGCCACCTATGCGAACCGTATGAAGGCTTTGGCGAACCAGGCCCGCAAGGAAATGGTGACTGCTGGGCGGATTAAGTACAGCGCGACGGCCAAGGAAACATATCGCGATGAAGTCGATCGCATGATGCATCAGCTGAATATTGCCTTGAAGAACGCTCCTCGCGAGCGGCAGGCCCAGCTGGCGGCCAACAGCGAAGTGAAGGCCATGAAGCGGGCCAACCCCGACATGACACAGAAAGAAGTCAAGAAGCAGGGGCAGCTTGCGCTGAGCCGTGCGCGTACTCGATACGGAGCACAGCGGCATCCAATCGAAATTACGGAACGCGGTTGGCAGGCTATCCAGGCTGGAGCGTTTTCTGAGTCCACCCTATCGCAGATTCTGCGGTTTGCGGACATCGATCAGGTGCGGTCTTACGCAACGCCGCGTGCAACGACTACGCTTTCGAGCGGAAAGCAGGCGAGAATCAAAGCGATGCGCGCTTCTGGCTATACGAACTCCGAAATCGCGAGCGCGCTTGGAATTTCAGCTTCGACAGTGTCGAAATATAGTAATTGAAAGGAGTGGACGACATGGCAAACGAGGCTTGCATGCTGACAACCTTCGATAATCCCTACAATCCGTTCACTCAGTTCGATAACTGGTTCCACTTCGACACCGAAAAAGGGTATAACACATGTGACTACCTGGGTCGAATCGCGAAGACCAGCGACGAATTTTCAGATGAGGAGTACAGTAGGGCCATCGAGGCAGCGATTGATGAGATCATTAAGTATGATTTCATGAACATCTACAGAAAAATATATAAAAACAACCGAAAGCAGAGGGCAACCGCAAACTAAAAGACATAGGGAGGGGGTCTCAAAAACACACCCCCTCCCTGCATCGACGAGCTCTTTAGTTTTTCTCCGGCGGGAGTTTTTCGAGGGTGTTTTTTCTTCTGCAGCGGGTTGTTGTTGCGGTGCTAAGACGAGCATACGGGGTTTGGGAGCTTCTTCATGGCGGTCCTCCATCTGTTCTTTGGGTTTCCTTCATTTTTCTCCTTTCGACAATGGGTGAACCATCCTCGTATGTTCTTTTTAGCACCGCAATAGTCTTTGAAACGGAGGGTTATGTCATGGGAAGACGACAAAAAGTGGCAGAATCTTCCGTGGATCTGCCAAAGATGCGTCCAGCCCTGACTCCTGAGGCGCGCGAGGGGCAGATGATTTCCCTTGCAATGGATCTTGTGGAGCAGCGACTGCGCAACGGCACCGCATCTTCTCAGGAGACTACGCATTTTCTCAGGCTTGCGACTGCTAAAGAGCAAGTCGAGAGAAGGCTCGCCGAGAAGGAGTTAGAGCTCAAGGAAGCAAAGCGTCAACAGATTCAGTCTCAGGCGAGAATCGAAGAGCTATATTCTAACGCACTTAAGGCGATGCAGCGGTATAGCGGTCATGATGATGAGGATGAATTTGTTGATGAGTATTAGAACATATTCGGAGCTGATTACGCTTCCCACATTTTTGGATCGCTTCAAGTACCTGCAACTGAATGGACAGGTGGGCAAGGAGACGTTTGGATTTGAGCGTTATTTGAATCAGAAATTCTACCACTCCTATGAGTGGGGACCAATCCGGGATTATGTGATTACCAGAGATCTCGGCCGTGATCTGGCTTGCGATGGATACGATATTCATGAGAGAATTTACATCCACCACATGAATCCGATTGAAGTTCGCGACATCAGAGAGGCGACCGAATATCTGACCAATCCTGAGTTTCTGATCTGCACGACGCACAATACACATAATGCCATCCACTATGGCGATTCATCTTTACTGGTGATGGAACCGGTAGAGAGAACGCTCTTTGATACATGCCCATGGAAGCATTCGGAAAGGAGGATGTGATGATGATTAAGTGGGTCGAATACATTGACAACTGGGCGAACGTAAAACGTTCTGCGCGGACGACCATCAGCAAAGATGGGAGCGGCTCTTATCCGACTACGGGTTGGAAGAAGACGATCCTCCTTGCCGAGCACAGTCCGATTCGGAGAATCCGATTCTCCTGGCGCTGGGAAAATCTGAAGAGCTGGGTATCGGTTCACTTCGTTCGCCATAAATTCGGTATTGAGCATTGGGTGTCTACTCAGCGTTCCGATCGAACCGGCGTGAACCGTGACAAGAGTTCGCAGGACACTCCGGTTCAGCATGAGTGCGAGGCCAATGCCCAGGCGCTGATCTTTATCAGCCGTCGGCGTCTTTGCAGTCAGGCTTCTCCTGAGACTAGGGCGGCCTGGAAGGAAGTCAAAGAAAGGGTCGCGCAGGTTGATCCGGTGCTCAGCTCTGTGATGGTGCCGGAGTGTATCTATCGTGGTTTCTGTCCGGAATTTCATTCTTGCGGTTATGCCGATACCGAGGACTACCAGCGCGCTCTTGCGGCGTATCGCAGAAAGGATTAGACATGGATGACAGTATCCTCACTTCTGTAAAGAAGGCGCTCGGTCCCGAAGAAGACTATGAGCATTTCGATCCTGAGATTATCATGCACATCAACTCCGTTCTGGCTACGCTGACCGAACTTGGCGTTGGCCCGGCTGAGGGGTTCATGATTCAGGATAAGACTGCTAAGTGGAGCGATTTTATCAGTGACGATAAGCTCCTCAATCTTGTTCCTACCTATGTCTATCTCAAGGTCAAGCTCATCTTTGATCCTCCGACTGCGGGTGCAGTATTGGAGGCGATGGAACGGCAGGTCAGCCAGTATGAATGGCGCATCAATGTAGCCGCTGAGAGAGACGAGTCTAAGAATTAACGATACTGTAATAATTCGTAACACAAATTTAATTTGCGGGGGGGGGTATATGTTATAATACACAAAGATATACCCGTAGATTGTTAAAGTGGAGGTATTGGCGGTGGGGGTTCGTGTGACGCATACGCATCGGTCAAGAAGTGGAAAGATCTTCAGAACTTCGCGGACATATGATAGCTATTCAGACTATCTGTTTATGAAGCTGCTTATCTTTCCTTTTCGAGCTGTATGGTGGTTGGTAACACTACCCTTTCGAATACTTGGGTTTCTACTAAAAACAATCTTTAGGAGGAAATGATTCCATGAAGAAATTCATTGCTCTCGTACTCGCCCTGCTCTGCTTGTCCATTCCGGCTTTGGCCGAAGAGGTTGATTTAAGCAGCATGGATCTTGCGGCTTTGCTCAAGCTCCATGCGGAGTTAGACAGCGCCATTCAGGAAAAGTTTGATTGCGAACTTGATGCGAACGGTCTTTACCAGGGGATCTACGTCGTTGGTAAGGACATTAAGGCTGGGCGCTATCTGTTGACCATGACTACCAAGACTTACTTTATGTGTCACCTCTATGAGGACATGACGCACAAGGAAGCGCATGACGGCGGCCAACATGAGACGCTGCTTGCCGTTGGAGAGACCTTGCAGCTGACGCTCGAAGATGGCATGGTGCTCGTCATCGACCAGGGCGCCGTTTCCGTCAAAATGGTTCCTGAAGCGGACTGGGCTCCGTAAACACAATTTATAGACTTGAACCGACTTGTCATTTGGCAGGTCGGTCTTTTTATGTTTGGAAGAAAGGAGAGACCTACTATGGCCGAAGAGATTTGGCATCATGGCGTAAAGGGAATGAAATGGGGCGTTCGCCATACGCCCGAGCAGCTTGGTCAAAGCCCCAAGAGCAAGCAGACCAAGACGGATGATTCCCATGAAGATTACAAGAAAGCTCATGATTCTAAGAGCGTAAAGAGGATGAGCGATGCTGAGCTTCGCAGCCGTCTGAACCGTTTGAACATGGAGCAGCAGTATTCCAAGCTGAACCCGACCCGCGTTGCGCGGGGCAGGCAGATTCTGAGCACCTCTATCAAGGTTGCAGGTACTGTCGCGGCTGTCTCTTCTACTGCAATTACCCTCCGAAATAACTGGAATACCATTTCCGGCTGGTTTAACAAAACCTAAAGGAGCGGTGATTCATGGCGTTATCGAATACTGCCGTCCCAAAGTATTACGGCATGTTTCGAGATGCCGTAATACATGGGCTTATCCCTATTAATCAGGAGATTGAGCTTCAGATGAATCGGATCGACGCGCTGATCGCCGATCCCATGTATTATTACGACGATAAAGTCGTCGAGGGTTTTATCGCTTATTGTGAGGAAGAGCTGACGCTGACGGACGGATCTGATTTACATCTGCTGGACAGTTTCAAGCTCTGGGCAGAAGACATCTTCGGCTGGTATTACTTTGTTGAACAAAAAGTTCCCGTCACCATGGAAGACGGACGAATGCGGTATAGACGAAAACTCGTCAAGAAACGCCTGTGCAATAAACAGTATCTGATTATTGCCAGAGGCGCTGCAAAGACGATGTATGCCAGCTGCATTCAGAGCTACTTCCTCAACATCGATACCAGTACGACCCACCAGATCGCTACGGCCTACACGATGCGCCAGGCTGACGAAACCCTTTCACCTATTCGTACATCCATCACCCGCGCCAGAGGGCCACTTTTTAAGTTCCTGACCGAAGGCAGTTTACAGAACACCACGGGTTCCCGCGCCAATCGGGTTAAGCTCGCCAGCACCAAAAAGGGCATCGAGAATTTCTTGACAGGTAGCCGGATCGAAACCGTTCCTATGTCCATTGATAAACTGCAATCCATGCGAACAAAGATTGCGACAATCGACGAATGGCTTTCCTGCGATGTTCGAGAGAATGTTGTAGGCGCTATCGAACAGGGATCTTCCAAAATTGACGATTATCTCATTGTCGCCATCAGCTCCGAGGGCACCGTTCGCAATGCGATCGGCGATACGATTAAGATGCAGCTGATGAAGATTCTGCGCGGGGAGTTGGATCAACCTTGGGTGAGCATCTGGTATTATAAGCTCGATTCGATTGACGAAGTCGGAAAACCCGAAATGTGGCTGAAGGCCAATCCAAACCTCGGAAAGACCGTCAGCTATGAAACCTATCAGCGCGACGTCGATAATATTGAAAAATCGCCTCATGAACGCAATGATACGCTTGCCAAGCGTTTCGGGCTTCCTATGGAAGGCCAAACGTATTTCTTCTCTTATGAAGAGATTCAGGTTCATGAGGGGCATCACGATTTCTGGAAGATGCCATGCGCTTTGGGCGGCGATCTTTCTCAGGGCGACGACTTTTGTGCGTTCACTTTCCTGTTTCCGCTGTCTGACGGCAGCTTTGGCGTGAAAACGCGAAACTACATTTCTCAGCTCACCTTTGATAAACTTCCCGCGGCCATGCATTCCAAATACGAGGAATTCATCCGGGAAGGAAGTCTGGTTGTGATGGACTGCACCGTACTCGACATGATGCAGGTCTATGACGATCTCGACGCACACATTACCGAGATGGAATACGATGTGCGCTGCTTTGGGTACGACCCCTACAACGCGAAGGATTTTGTTGCGCGTTGGGAATCTGAAAACGGCCCATTTGGCATTGAAAAAGTCATTCAGGGTGCGCGAACAGAATCCGTGCCGCTTGGTGAGCTGAAGAAACTGTCTGAAGAAAGGATGTTGATCTTCGACGAGGTGCTGATGACTTTTGCAATGGGGAACTGTATTGCCGTTGAGGATAATAACGGCAATCGCAAGCTGCTCAAGAAGCGCTATGAACAGAAAATCGACGCTGTAGCTGCTATGCTTGACGCCTATGTTGCGTACAAAATCAACAGGGAGGCGTTCGACTAAAGCATGATTTACGAAAGTTATTTGGGCGGCGTTCTTATCCATCACGGCGTGAAGGGAATGAAATGGGGTGTGCGTCGAACGCCTGAACAGCTCGGGCATATAACTAATTCTACGGTTGCAAATGCCGAGGAAGCTGTTAAAATAGTAGACGGCGCTTATCAAAGCTCCAAAGGGTTCACGGTCAAACAGAACAAGTTCACTGAATGGTGTCTGAAGGCCGGAACCGATCATGCTGACGAGTTTTTCAGCGTTGGCTATAAATCGACGGATGCTGACAAACTGTTTCGCGATATTGAGAAGGGCTTCGATCTTTCGAAGAAGCGCGATGCTGTATCAATCGGGAAGAACCGAGAAAAGTTCAGCATTCCCATGTCGCTTGGCGTTACGGCGCAAAGATTGTTTAGAACCGTCTGGCAGAAGGATGGGCCGGAATCGAATTCGCGGTTTGTAACCGCGTATATTGATCGGCGGTTGGAGGAGGATTGATATGACCTTCGCGTTATTTGACAAGGTCCGCATTGACGGTAAAGGCGTCAACGGAAGTATCGTTGATATTTATACCGATGATGACGGGAAGCAGGTATACACCGTGCAGAGCGATAAACGGGGCTATGTAAACGACCCCGAAGCTTACAATGGGGATTACCCTCTATATGACTGCACTGAGGATCGGTTGACCAAAATTTAACCGCAGCCTGCTCAGCGGCCGTGGACGTGATGTCCGCGGTCTTTTTTTATGCCCATTTTCGAATTCGAGATATAGGAGGAAAACTGAAATGGCTTTGATGGACAGGCTTAAACATGCCTGGAATATCTTCAAGAACAAAGATCCCACGCAGGTAAATTGGAACATCGGCCCTTCTTACGGTTATCGGCCTGACCGGATGCGCTATACGCGCGGCAATGAGCGCTCTATCGTTACTGCGGTGTATAACCGTATTGCGATGGACGTAGCCGCTGTGAATCTGAAGCACATTCGTCTGGATGAAAATGATCGTTATAAAGAAACGATCGATTCCGGCCTTAACAACTGCCTATCAGTTGAGGCCAATTTGGATCAGACTGGGCGAGCCTTTATTCAGGATCTCGTGGCAAGCATGCTGGACGAAGGATGCGTTGCAGCTGTTCCTACTGATGCAGATGACGAGCCTGAGGATTCCGGAAATTTCAAGGTGTATACGCTGCGTACCGGCAAGATTCTGGAATGGTATCCGCGCCATGTGAAAGTGGAGGTCTATAACGAACAGGAAGGCCAGCGCCAGCAGATTATCATCCCTAAATCGACCGTTCCGCTTATCGAGAATCCGATGTATTCGGTGATGAACGAGCCGAACTCGATTTATCAGCGTCTGGTTCGAAAGCTGACTCTTTTGGATGTAGTGGATGAACAGATCAGCAGTGGAAAGCTCAATCTGATCATTCAGCTCCCCTACATCATCAAAACCGAGGCCAGGCGTGAGCAGGCGGAAAAACGCCGCAAGAACATCGAGAAGCAGCTGTCAGAGGGAAAGTACGGCATTGCGTATACGGACGGAACGGAGCGCATTACACAGCTTAACCGCCCTGTTGAAAACAATCTGATGAAACAGATTGAATACTTGACCTCCATGTTCTTTAGCCAGCTCGGCATCACACAATCCATACTGGATGGGACTGCCGATGAAAAGACGATGCTCAATTACTATAACCGTACCATTGAGCCTATTCTGTCCGCCATCGCTGATGAAATGAAGCGCAAGTTTCTTACGTCTACCGCTCGTTCCCAGAAGCAGACGATCGCCTATTTCCGCGACCCGTTCAAGCTGGTGCCGGTAAACGACATTGCGGAAATTGCTGATAAGTTTACCCGCAATGAGATTATGACCTCAAATGAGATCCGTCAGGTGATCGGGATGAAGCCGAGCAGCGATCCAAATGCGGATGTGCTGCGGAACAAGAATCTGAGCGATTCCTCTGATGCACGGCCATTGATTCCGACCAGCGCTGGAGCGGATGAAACCAACGATGATGAGGAGACAGGTCAAAATGGATAAAAAGTATGACTTTGCCGGTTGGGCGACGAAAGCGGACATGCGCTGTTCCGACGGTCGCCTGATCGCCAAGGACGCTTTTGCTCATCAGGATGGCGCCAAGGTTCCGATTGTCTGGAACCATAATCACGCTACGCCTGACAGCGTTCTTGGGTATGGCATTCTGCACAGCCAGGACGGCAGTATGCGTGTTGAATGCTACTTCAATGATACGGAGAACGGCAAGAATGCCCGGAAGCTGGTGCTTCATGGGGACATCAACGCCCTCTCTATCTATGCCAATCAGCTGAAGGAGCAGGCCAAAACCGTGCTGCACGGCATGATCCGCGAGGTCAGCCTGGTGTATGCTGGCGCTAATCCCGGCGCGTTCATTGATTCGGTGGTCGTTCATGCCGACGGCACTACGACGGTGGATCATGAACAGGGTATTCTCTACACCGGTGAGGAAATCGAATTGTTCGCTGAAATCGAGCATGCCGATGACAACGCCGAAAAGCAGGGCGAGGAGAAACATGCGCCCGAAAAATCCGATGATGATAAGGAAACCATGCAGGACATTCTTAACACGCTGACCGAGAAGCAGAAGGATGCCGTTGCCTATATCATCGATACCATTGTCAATTCCGACGATGGCACTGCTGAAGAATCCAATAAGGATTCCGACGTCAAACACAATTCCGAAATGGAAGAGGAGGAAAACGAAATGAAGCGCAATGTCTTCGATCAGGAAACCGAAAACAAGGACGCCTTCCTGTCCCACGCCGACGGTGAGAAGATCATCGAGATGGCGAAAGCCTATGGCGGCGGCTCTCTGAAGGCGGCCATGGAAGCCTATGTGACCGAAAACAAGAAGGATGAGCTGGCCCATGCCGCGGCTGCGAACATCACCAATATCTCTCAGCTGTTCCCGGAATACAAGGACGTTAAGCCCGGCGCTCCGGAACTGCTGACCACCGATCAGGGCTGGATCGGCAAGGTGCTGACCAGGGTGCATAAGAGCCCCATTAGCCGCATCCGCACCCGCCAGGCCGATGTCCGTGACATTTCTGCTCGCCGTGCCAAGGGCTACACCAAGGGTTCTCAGAAAACCGATGCCGGCGCGATCACGCTTCTGAGCCGCACCACCGATCCCGTTACCGTGTACATCCGCTCCAAGCTGGATCGTGACGATATCGTCGATATCACCGATTTCGACGTGGTGCAGTATATGTACGGCCTGGATCGCATGAATCTGAACGAGGAGCTGGCCCGCCAGATCACCATCGGCGACGGCCGCAGCGGCGACAATGCGATTGATCCGACGAAGATCCGCCCGATCTGGCTGGATGATGAGCTGTACTGTATTCATAAGACCGTGGACATCAACGCGATGCGCACTGAACTGACCGGCACCAATTCCACTGCCAACTTTGGCGAGAATTACGTGTATGCCGAGGCGGTTATTCAGAGCCTGCTGTATGCCCGTGAAAAGTGGAAGGGCTCCGGCAACCCGGACTTCCTGTGCACTCCGCATCTGGTGAACGTGATGCTGCTGGCGCGCGACCTGAACGGCCGTCGAATCTACGACAACGTCAACGAGCTGAAGGCTGCGCTGAACGTGAACGAGATCGTCACCGCCGAGCAGTTTGCGGGCAAGACCCGTACCGCCACCGTGAATCAGACCGAGAAGACCTTCGAGCTGCTGGGCCTGATGGTGAACTTTGCCGACTACAGCCTTGGCGCCACCAAGGGCGGCGAAATTACCCACTTCACCGACTTTGACATCAACTTCAACCAGGAGGTCAGCCTGCTGGAGACGCGCAGCTCCGGCGCTCTGACCCGTCCGTTCTCCGCCATCGCGCTGGAGAAGGACGTGACCACGCCGTCGCAGAATACCGGCGACAACACCTGATGAGAGGTCAAAATGGCAAAGTTTTACGGTCCTATCGGGTATGCTGAAACAAAGGAAACGAGACCTGGCGTCTTTCAGGAAATCATCACCGAGCGAAACTACGCAGGGGATGTGCTCCGGAAGGCACGGAGACTCGAATCTGGCGAAACGATCAACGATAACATTTCTGTGAATAACAGTTTGAGTATCATTGCCGACCCGTATGCCTATCAACACTTCTTTGCCATTCGTTATGTGAAATGGATGGGGGCTTTTTGGAAAGTCACGAATGTGGAAGTCCAGAGCCCCCGTCTTATCTTGACGGTTGGGGGCGTTTACAATGGGCCGACGGGTTGATTTGCATGAACTGCTTGTAGCTGCGGTTGGTTCCAGACACGTCTATTTCCAGCCGCCGTCAGGGTATCAGCTGTCCTATCCGTGTATTGTCTATGAGCGGGAAAAGATTGGCACGCTGTTTGCCAATAACAAGCCTTTTTGTCATAGTAATCGCTATTCGGTTACTGTGATCGATCAGGATCCTGAATCCCCGATTCCGGGACGGATTGCCGAGTTTCCGATGTGCGTTCATGACAGGCAATTCGTGTCCGACAATCTGTACCATGATGTTTTTACTCTCTACTACTAATTAAAAGGAGGATTCCACTATGCCTAACAACGCTCGTTTGACCTGGGATGAGGCCGAAAATCGCAAGTATGAATATGGCGTATCTCAGGGCGTTCTGTTTCCCATGAAGGACGACGGCACCTATGACGCCGGTAAGCCCTGGAATGGTCTGACTAACGTCACCGACCAGCCGGAAGGCGCGGACATTAACAAGATGTATGCCGACGGCATCTACTACGCCGGTATTCGCGGTGCTGAAGAGTATCACGCCAGCATCGAGGCCTACACCTATCCTGATGAATTCGCCGAATGCGACGGTTCCGCCGAGCCTCTTCCCGGCATGTATGTCGGCCAGCAGGTCCGCAAGAAGTTCGGTCTTTCCTGGCGCACCGAGATCGGCAATGCCAATACCGACAAGCTGGGCTATAAGATTCATGTGGGTTACGGCCTGAGCACGTCGCCCACCGAGAAGTCTCACGACACGGTGAACGATTCTTCGGAAGTCAATCCCTGGAGCTGGGATACCGAGGGAACCCCTGTGCCTATGACCGGCTATAAGCCCACGGCGAAGCTGGAGTTTGACTCCACCAAGCTGACTACCAACCAGATGAAGGCGCTGGAGGATCTGCTGTACGGCAGCGCCACCGCCGCTTCCAAGCTGCCTACTCCGAACGAGATTCTGGCCGCTCTTCAGGCTGTCACGGATTGATCTCAGGAAACAAAATGGGTTGAGCCGGATCTGTAATTCCGGAGGGATACACCGTTGGGTGACGTTGGAGGGGACGCCACCCGCTTTTACTTGAAAGGAGAAATGAAAAATGCTTAAAAAGACGATTACCTATACCGACTATGACGGCAACCAGCGTACCGAGGATTTCTTCTTCAACCTCTCTAAGTCGGAAGTTCTGGAGATGGAAATGGGCATTAACGGCGGCATGACCAAGCTGATTCAGCGTCTGGTGGCCGAGCAGGATATGGAGCGCATCACCAAAACCTTCAAGGACATTATCCTGAAGGCCTATGGTGAGAAGTCGCTCGATGGCAAGTATTTCGAGAAGAGCGAAGAGAAGTCCCGCCGCTTCAGCCAGACGGGGGCTTATGACGAGCTGTTCCTTGAGCTGCTTGACCCGGACAAGTGCACGCTGTTTATCAACGGTATTCTGCCTCAGGACGCACTCGCTCAGGCGAACGCCATGAAGGAGGGCTCCACCCCCGCTGATCTTGCAGTTGTAAAGTAAGGATGTGGCCCGAATGCTGCAAGTTACGATACCGGGGTATGAATGGTTCGATGAGAAAACCAACAGCTTCGGTTGCACCAAGGAAACGACCTTGCAGCTGGAGCATTCGCTGGTTTCCATTCATCGCTGGGAGCAGAAATGGTGCAAGCCGTTTCTGGGCAAGGAACCCAAAACCGCAGAAGAATGCGCTGATTACATCCGCTGTATGACGCTTACGCAGCATGTTGATCCCGCCGTTTATAACGGCATCACCGCCGAAGTGATGGATAAGATCAACAACTATATCGAAGCGCCCATGACGGCGACATGGTTCAGCGATAAAGATAAGCAAGGATCTCCCCACCGGGAGGTCATCACATCCGAAGTCATTTACTATTGGATGATTTCACTTAATATCCCCTGGGAATGCCGCAAGTGGCACCTGAATACATTGTTGACCCTGATTCGCGTATGCAACGCCAAAAATGCTCCCAAGAAGAAGCAAAGCCGGCGTGAAATGATGGAACAGAGAACAGCCATGAACAAGGCGCGCCGCGCACGGCTGAACAGCAAAGGATAGAAAAGGAGGTGAAAAGAGAGCTGTGATTAAGGTCAAACATAAAGGCAATTTCCGGAATACGGAAAGATTCTTCGCACAGGCGCCAAAGGCCGTGAAGCGAGAGATTTTGGAAACGTATGGTCAGGCCGGAGTCACGGCTCTTGCCTCCGCAACTCCGGTCGATTCCGGAGAAACAGCCGCCGCATGGGGTTATGAGATTGTTCAGACCAGCGGTGGCTATTCTATTTTTTGGACAAATTCTCACATCAACAAAGGCGTAAACATTGCCGTGATTCTCCAATACGGGCACGGCACCGGCACGGGCGGCTATGTGAAAGGGATTGATTATATCAACCCCGCGCTGCGTCCGGTCTTTGAGCAACTCGCTGACGCCGCCTGGAGGGAGGTCATGTCATCGTGAGCAACAATGTCGATAAGCGCGTTGTTGAGATGCAGTTTGATAACAAACAGTTTGAGAACGGCATTCAGGAAAGCGTTAAGTCGCTTGATGATCTGAAAAAGGGGCTTGACTTAGAAAAATCGGCAAAGGGACTCGAAGCGATCGACAAGGCCGCCAGTAAAATCGACCTGAGCAGATTGTCCGACGCCGCACAATCCGTTGCCGACAAGTTCTCTTTCATGGGGAACCTGGTGCAGAACGTATACAACCGAATTGGCGACGCCGCGCTGAACGCGATCGTTCCCGTACAGAATTTTATTAAAGCGCTGACCATCGATCCCGTGCAGACAGGTATGCAGGAGTACGAGACGCAGATCAATGCAATTCAGACCATTCTATCCAATACTCGTGATGCAATGACCAAGCAGGGCCTGAGCGATTCCGAGCGACTTGCGATTGTCAACGACCGTCTTGACCAGTTGAATCATTACGCAGATAAGACGATCTACAATTTCACGGAAATGACCCGGAACATCGGCACATTTACCGCTGCCGGTGTTGAATTGGACACAGCTGTGCAATCCATTCAGGGTATTGCAAACCTGGCTGCCGTATCTGGCTCGACCAGCGAGCAGGCCAGCCGTGCCATGTATCAGCTTTCGCAAGCGATTTCAACCGGCACGGTGAGGCTGATGGACTGGAATTCCGTGGTCAATGCGGGTATGGGCGGCGAAGTGTTTCAGAAGGCTCTTCAGCGCACGGCTAAAGCAATGGGCAAAACGGTGGAATACACCGTTACGGAAACGGATAAGGCTGGAAAAAAGGTAAAGAAAACAGTCCAGCGCACCGTAGACGAAGTGATCGCAGAGGAAGGCTCTTTCCGCGACAGCTTGTCCAAAGGCTGGCTGACAAGCGATATCCTGACAGCGACACTCGAACAGTTCTCCTGGGACTTCGAACAAATCGCCAAAGACATGGGCTACACGTCTGCCAACATGGAAGAGGGCGTGCTCAAGGCCATGGAGATGAAAAAGAGTGAGCTACTCGCGCAAGGCTATACGGCAGAAGAAGCCGATGAGATTCTCCAGCTGGCAAAGGACGCGACTGAGGCCGCCACCAAGGTGAAAACCTTTACGCAGCTTTTTGATACGCTAAAGGAAGCGGCGCAGAGCGGCTGGACGCAGACATGGGAATATATCATCGGCGATTTCGAGGAAGCAAAAGCGCTGCTGACCAGCATGAGCGATTTCTTCGGGAAGATTATTGATGAATCCGCTACCGCAAGAAACGAGATCGTAAAAGGCTGGAAGGATCTTGGCGGCCGCGACGAGCTGATTCAGAGCTTCTGGAACATCGTGTATGCTATCCAGAATGTTGTTAATGCCGTCCGCACTGAATTCCAGAAAGTGTTCCCGCCCAAGACAAGCGAGCAGCTTTTCAACATGACCAGGGGCTTCCGCGAACTGACCGACCGAGTGAAGGCTTTCACGGAAAACGAAGAGCAGATGGATAAGATTCGCCGTATCGTTGCCGGTATGGCGAACGGCCTGGACATCATTCGTCAGGTGATCGGCGGCGTATGGCAGGTTGCCAAAGAGACCTTCGGCTATATTTCTCCCTATGCCGGCGATCTGATTGAGCTTATCGCCAAGGGCGCTGACAAGATCACGGAATTTAATCAGCGCCTGAAAGAGACCGGTGGTGTGCAGAACGCAGTCGAAAAGGTCACCAACTTCATCAAGAAGATGGTTGACGCGGTGAAAGACTTCATTCGTACTACGGAAGAACTGTTCAGCAACGGTCCGGATGGGATTACCGAGAAAATCAAGGATTGGTTCAATCATTTTTCCGGAATCGGGGAAAAGATCAGCAAATTCTTTGACGGCAACGATATTCTCAAGAGTATCAAAACCTTCTTTTCCAGCATTGGTGAGAGCGTTAAGAATTTCGCGACCAATATGGATGGCGCGGATATTGCGGTGATTCTTGGCGCGCTGCTTGGCGGCGGTGTTCTTCTGAAAATTCGGAATTTTATCAAGAGTCTTACCGACATTAAAGAGTCGATCTGCGGTGGAATCGAAGGTATTTCCGATGGGATCGCTGACACGCTTGATTCTTTCAAATCCAAGAAAGACATCACAAAATCTGTCCTCAATATTGCAGCTTCCCTTGCATTGATTGCCGGTGCGCTGTATATTGTCGCCAAGATCGATCCTGATCGACTTGGGGACGCGGTGCTCACCATGGGTATCATGCTGACGGCGATTACGGCCTTTGCCTTCATCCTGAGCAAAATCAAGCTAAAGAATGCGGCGGGGCTGGCGGCCGCCAGTACAGGGCTAATGCTTCTCGGCTCTGCCATGCTCGTCTTTGCCAGCGTCATTGAACGCATCGGCAAACTGGACGGTGAAACGCTGGTCAAGGGCATTGCCGGTCTCGGCGCTGTGCTGCTGGAGCTGACAATTTTCATGGCGTTGACCAGGAAAGCCAAAATGGGGCTGTTCAAAGGCGCCGGACTGGTCCTTCTCGCCGCTTCGCTGAAAATTTTCGCAGATGTGGTGGCCAAGCTCGGCGGGATGGATACGAAAACCATCACCAAGGGTATTACCGGACTCGGCGCTGTACTGCTTGAGTTGGCCGTGTTCCTTGGTTTGACCAAAAAGGTCAAAATGGGTCTTTTCAAGGGTGCTGGGCTGATTCTTCTTGCCACGTCCCTGAATCTGTTTGCTAACGCCATTAAGAAAATCGGCAACCTTGAAACCGGAACGATTGTCAAAGGTATTGCTGGCCTCGGTGCCGTCTTACTTGAGCTGGCCGTGTTCCTTGCCCTTACAAAGAAGGCCAATCTTGGCGTATTCAAGGGCGCTGGATTGATCCTGCTGGCTGTCTCGATTAACATGTTCGCCGATGCGATTCAGAAGATCGGCGGCATGGAAACGGACACCATCGTAAAAGGTATTGCAGGACTTGGAGCCGTACTGCTGGAGCTTGGAATCTTCCTCGCTCTCACAAAGAAGGCCAATCTTGGCATATTCAAGGGGACTGGATTGATCCTGCTGGCTGTCTCGATCAATATGTTCGCTAACGCCATCAAGAAAATCGGCAGCCTTGAAACTGGGACCATCGTTAAGGGTATTGCCGGTCTCGGCGCTGTACTGCTCGAACTGGCTGTGTTCCTTGCGTTGACCAAGAAAGCAAAGCTGGGCGTGTTCAAAGGCACTGCCCTGATTCTGATGGCGACATCCATTTCCATGTTTGCAAGCACCATCGAAAAGATCGGCTCGCTGGACACCGGCACGATCGTAAAGGGTCTGACCGGGCTGGGCGTGGTGCTGTTGGAGCTGGCCGCCTTTATGGCCATGGTCAAGAAGAGCAATTTCGGCGTGTTCAAGGGCGCAGGATTGATTCTGATGGCCGTGTCGCTGAACAGCTTTGCGGAAGCCATCGCAAAAATTGGCAAACTAAAAACCAAAACTATCATCAAGGGCGTGGCTGGCCTTGGGCTTGTGCTGCTTGAAATTGCGGCGTTCATGAAGATCATGAATAAAACCAAAGTCACCGGCATCACCAAATCACTTGTTATGCTCGGCGTGATGGCGCTGTCTCTACAGGTATTTGTGAAAGCGCTGAAACATTTGGATGGCGTTGAGATGGGCCAAATGCTGGCGTTCTCTACTTCGTTTGGCGTTGCGCTGCTTTCGCTGTCCGCTTCCATGATGCTCATCAGCAAGGTTCCTGTAACCGCAGCGCTTGCTGGCATTGCCAAGCTGGCGCTGGTTGCAGCCGCTATCGTGGGCCTTATGGCCGTATTCGGAGCGGCGGAGCAGGCATGGAGCGTGTCTTCTTATATCAACAGCTTCGGAGATATGACCGAAGCAATCGGAAAGGCTATCGGCAGATTTGTCGGAGGTCTTGGCGCTGGCGTTATGCAGGGATTGAATCTCCCGCAGATCGGCAGCGACCTTTCCGACTTTATGACGAACATTCAGCCTTTCCTGGATGGATGTAAGGGCGTTGATGAATCTGTAAAAACCGGAGTTGGGAATCTGGCATCCGCTATCACTGCAATCGGCGGTGCGGAGATCGTTTCCGCTATCAGTTCCTGGTTCGTCGGCGATAACCCGATCAGTCAGTTTTCTGATGATATCGGAATTATTGCCACTGCCCTGAACAATTTCGCAGCCGGTATCAGCGGGTTTACTGAAACGGACAACTCCAACCTGACAAATGCCACCAACGCTGCGAAAGGCTTGGCTGAGCTTGTAAAAGCCGTACCTTGGGAAGCACCCGAGTGGGCCAAGGCTGTGACCGGAAGCAAAGATGTTGAGGGATTCGCAGATGACGCGGCAACTCTCGCTACGGCTTTGCTGAATTACGCTACCAACATTTCTGGCTTCAGTTCAACGATCAGTGAAACCGACGTTACGAATTCCACGAACGCCGCAAAAGCACTGGTTGAATTGCAGCAGGCGCTTCCGGCCGAAGGAGGCTGGATCCAGAGCTTGCTCGGCATTAAAGACCTTTCTACCTTTGGGGAACGTGTACCGGGCTTTGCTACCGGCATGAAAGCCTACGCCAAAGAAATCAGCGGCTTCTCATCCACTGTGACGCAGACGGACATCGATAATTCCACGAATGCCGCAAAGGCATTGATCGGGCTTGAAAATTCTCTGTCTGGTGAAGGCGGACTGCTGCAAGATTTGATCGGCATTAAGGATCTGACTACCTTTGCCGGTAGGGTGCCTGGATTTGCATCCGGCATAAAGGCCTACGCTGCTGAAATCAGCGGGTTCAGTTCCTCTGTTACACAGACGGACATTGACAATTCCACAAATGCTGCAAAGGCATTGATCGCTTTGGAAGGTTCGCTGTCTGGTGAAGGCGGTTTGCTCCAGAACATCATGGGCGTGAAAGATCTTACGACTTTCTCTGCCAAAATTCCGGGCTTTGCCTCCGGTATGAAGGCCTACGCCAAAGAAATCAGTGGGTTCGCGTCTACGGTTTCCGAAGCAGACATCATGAATTCCACCAACGCTGCAAAAGGTTTGGTCGAGCTTCAAAATGCTCTTCCTTCCGAGGGAGGTTGGCTTGACGGAATTATTGGTGTGAAGGATCTGACGAGCTTTGCCGAAAAGATTCCGGGCTTCGCTACGGGTATGAAAGCCTATGCTGCTGAAATCAGTGGTTTCAGTTCAACTGTAACTGAGTCCGATATAACAAACTCCACCAACGCTGCCAAAGCGCTGGTCGAACTCCAGAATGCTCTGCCTGCGGAGGGTGGTTTGCTCGATGGATTGCTCGGCATTAAGGATCTCTCTTCTTTTGCTGAGAATCTTCCGGGGTTTGCAGCTGGTATGGTGGCTTATGCTGCCGAAATCACAGGATTTAGCAGCAGCGTTACTGACGGTGACATCACTAATTCTACTAACGCCGCTAAAGCTCTGGTCGAGCTCCAAAACGCGCTTCCTACGGAAGGCGGAATTCTTGACGGCCTTCTTGGTATCAAGGATCTTTCTGGCTTTGGCCAGCGAGTGCCCGGCTTCGCAGCAGGCATGAAGGCCTATGCTACTGAAATCTCTGGATTCACGGCCTCCGTTTCTGAAGCGGATATCACCAATTCTACCAATGCCGCAAAAGCCTTAATCGAACTCCAAA